AGTGAACAGGCTACCAACGATGACGAAGCAGACGACCTTTTTTACGATGTAGATGGTGAAGAAGTAAGCGCGAGCACAATCAAAGAGTGGAAGTCTGGGAGCATGATGCAGTCAGATTATACGCGCAAAACGCAAGCACACGCTGAAGAAGTTAAACAATTCAATATCGATAAAGAATCGTTTGCCGCTAAACAGCAACAGCTTGACGTCGCATTGGCAGAGTTTGAAGCGATCAATGGTGAAGAAGCCATAAGCGCAGAAGATCTGGCAGACTTGCGCGAATATGAGCCAGAAAAATACATCGAACATATTGAGAAGAAGCAGAAACGAGCTAAATTGATTGCAGATTCTAAGGGTCTAGCTAGCAAGAAAGGCACTAATTTTCAGCAAGAATATAGCGCGTTTGCCCAATCTCAGGACGGATGGTTAGAGAATAGCCAGCCAACCGCCAAAGCCACTGCAGATATCGCCGTGATGACGAAATACGCAGACGCTAATGGTTATACTAACGATGATTTATCAGGCTTTACTAGTCGAAACTTTAAGACTTTACTTGATGCCGCTAAATATAACGAAGGCAAGAGCAAAGCTGATGTGATGACTAAAAAGGTGCGTAAAGCCCCACCAATCACGAAGCCAAGACAACAGGCTAAGACAACGTTGCAGACTGAAATAGACGCAGCCCAGGCTAAGTTTAAACAATCTGGTAAGGTTGATGATGCCGTTAAATTGGCTCGTTTAAAACGACAACTTAACAACTAATTAGGAGCTATTAACATGGCTGATTTCAGTACTTATGACGCGGTCGGTAACCGTGAAGACTTAGCCGATATGATTTGGAACATCTCGCCAACTGCGACCCCTTTCTTATCTGCTATTGCTAAAAACACAGCTAGCGCAGTGAACCACGAGTGGCAAACTGACTCTTTAGCAACCCCAGCTAATAACGCCACAGTTGAAGGCGCGGCCGCAACAGATACCACAATCGTACCAACTGTACGTCTTGGTAACTTAACCCAGATTGCTAGCAAAGTGCCTAGCGTATCTCGTACACAGCGTCAAATTGATTCTGCGGGTCGCTCTGATGAAATGACTTACCAAATCATGAAGATGGGCAAGGAATTGAAGAATGATATTGAGTTTTCGGTACTTGCTAACAAAATCAAAGTAACTGGTGATGGCACATCTACCGCGCGCGAATGTGCAGGCTTACCTACTTATGTAGCTGACAACCTTAGCTTAGGTGCAACTGGTGCCGCTCCAACTGGTGACGGTACTGATGTGATTACCGAAGGTACGCCACGCGCATTAGATGAAGCATTCTTGAAAAGTGTGCTTGCTCAGTGTTGGGATGAAGGTGGCGACCCCGATTTGATCCTAGCTGGCTCATTCAACAAACAAGCGATGTCTGCTTTTGTTGGTGGCGGCACAAGTGGCCCCGCTCAACGTACAGTAGACGGCGATAGTAAATCTGTTACAGCGGCAATTGATGTCTATGTATCTGATTTTGGTTCGCTCAAGGTTGTTCCTGCTCGTCATATCGACCAAAGCATGATGTATGTTTTGCAGACTGACATGTGGAAACTTTCTGAGTTATCGTCTATCACTTCGACACCACTTGCCAAAACTGGCGATTTCGACCGTGAATTGCTTAACGCGGAGTATACACTTGAAGCGTCTAACGCTAAATCAAGTGGCATAATCGCCGCGTTAACCGTAGCATAGACTTAGATAGTCAGATAAAAGGCCGCTTAATTGCGGTCTTTTTGTTATTTGATTGAATTGCCACAAAACGTTAAACTATACAAACATCATTAAGAGACTCATAAAATGAACCCAGTCAAGCCAAAAGTATCAAAGCCAAAAAAGCAACGTGTTGATGTATTTACTCGTGTGTATTTCGATATCAATGAAGTTCGATGCAACAAAGGCGATGTATGCCAAGTTGAAGATACAGACGAACTTGAAAGATTAACCGAATTAGGTGTGATTAAATCTAAATTTATTGAGGTTTAAATGCGTCTACTCGACACAGATAAATTCACTGGCATAACTGAACACGTTGATATTAAAAACGGACGTGTTCATGTTAAAACCAGTCAAAACATTGATAGTGTTATCGACTTAAACACCGACAACCGAAACAATGCCGGTACAGGTTGGAAAGGTGACATGCATCATGTTGCACGTATTCCGATGGTAGTTGTTGAGCAGTGGCGCAATGAACTTAAAATATCAGGCGCACATGACACTAACCCAATGTCTGCTAACAACAAGAAATTCTTCATAGCCAAGTTGAATGATTACAATTATTCACGGTTAAGAACTAAAGCGGGGCGCATATAATGGCGATCACAAATTTCGATGAGTTATGCAAAGCTGTTATCAAATGGTCACACCGTGAAGACTTGGCATCATTAATCCCTGACTTTGTCATGCTAGCTGAAGATGCTATGTATAACAATGACATGGAACCGTTAAAATTACGCTCTATGGAAGTTACAGCGGAGATAGCCACGCCAACCCGAATCATTTCACTACCTGCCGATTTCGAGTCCTCAAGAAGCACCAGGTTAACGATTGACTACGGCCAATTAGTCTATGTAACACCAGAAGCTTTAAACAGTATCGGTGGAACAGGCAGGCCGAACTTCTTTACCATCGTAGGTGATACCATCGAGTTTGATATCACGCCTGATACCTCGTACACATTGCAAATACAATATTACAGACGAGAGCCGGCGTTAACCGATGCTAACCAAACAAACACTGTACTCACCAATAATCCAGCCGTATATCTAAACGGCGCGTTATATGAAGCTATGCTTTACGCTCAAGACTTCGATCAGCAGCAGGTTTACAGGGCGCGGTTTATGAGTTCAATCAAGGGCGCGAACAAGGCAGATAAAAAAGGCCGTTACGGTAATGCGCCAGCGGTCAAGATTGACAACAGTAGTTTACGCCCATGAAGTTTCAAACCTTACCTGTACAAATAACAGGCGCATCATATCAGAGCCGAAGCAGGCCACTATCTAGCCAAAGAACGGTCAACTGGTATCCGCAAGTTTCACAGCAAGCAAAAGAACCATTTGTATTGATGCCATTTGGCGGGCTATTACCTAACACTGTTGGCGCTGGCATTGATCGAGGCTTTCACCGCATGGCTGAGATACTTTACCAAGTTAAAGGTACAAGCTTGTATGAAATATCAAATAACGGCGTAGCAACACTCAGAGGCGCTATATTTGGCACTGACCGTTGCATAATAGCTGATGATGGTATCAATATGTTTATTGTATCCGTTACAGCGGTTTATCAGTACTCTACAGACACCAATGCAGTCACAATAGTTACCGATTCAAACATCGTAGGCTCACAAAGCGTTGATTTTATAAACAACCAATTTCTTTACACTAAGCCAAGATTTACCACAGTATCAAACGTGGGTGACGGATCAACAGCCAGCGGATTAAATACAATTGGAGAAGAGACTGAGCCTGATGACATGGTTAGGGATTTTGTATACGATGAAATTATTTATAGGTTTGGCAAGCGGTCAACAGTTGCATGGTATAACAGCGGTGTAGGCAATCCACCCATTGAAAAGCTTCAAGGCCGTATCTTTCAGGTTGGCCTGGGTGCTATTCACTCAGTGGTTAGAACTGACGAGGCCATGTATTGGTTAGGGGATGACAACCGCGTTTACAGGTCTGCAGCCGGCGCAAAAGAAGTCGTTAGCACTGACCCAATCAGCGATGAAATAGCAACCTATTCAGATTCTAGCGATGCCATAGGTTCAGCTTTCACCATTAGCGGGCAGAACTTTTATTGCTTAACTTTCCCAACTGGAAACAAGACGTTTATTTTAAACGAGAGCTTAGGTCAGTTAGGTTGGTCTGAATTGTCTAGCGGTATGAGTGGCGACAGATACCAGGGCAACAGCTTTATAGATGTGTACGGTAAAACGTACATATCAGATGTTGATAATGGCAGCGTTTACACATTAGACCTTAACACCTACACAAACAACGGCGACCCAATCAGGCGGGAGCGTGTTACGAATAGTGTTAACGGTGATTTGTTAGGCCGTAAGGGTTCGCGTGTTCAAATGTCTAAGTCTA